GATGGTTTGGGAACGCCTATCGCTTCTAGGATTGCAAGCGGCACCACTACCCTAAACCTTACGAGTGCGCAGACTAACCTTACTCAAGTAGTCACGCTACCGGCTGGTTTTACCGTGGCACCTATTGTTGTCGCATCTATCAACATTAACTCTGCCGGTAGAGCGCTTATGCTGTCCCTTATGACGTATTCTATTTCGACTACGCAGTTTACTGTTAAGTTGGCAACGTCTGACGGTGCGGCTATTGGTACTAGCTATGCAATCATCGTTAACTGGGTGGCGATTCAGTAATGAGCGTATCAGCCGCATCCGAGAATACTGACCATAACCCAAGTCCTGATCCTATGACGGTGAAGCTCTTTCACCTTTATAGCGACGTAGATACTGAAGCAGGCTCACAACATCATACATTAGGGGCCGGTAATAATCAGGCCGCGGCGGGGAGTCACGTTCATAACGGCAGTGACTCCCCGCTTTTGTTTGAAGGCGTAATTATCAGTGGTGCTAAGGGTTCTAACACGGCTTTGGCCTCTGTTATCTCTCTCCTAACTCAACAGGGCGCTGTGGATCAGACCACAGCTTAAAAGATAGGGCACGACGATGTGTTCTCATAGCGCAAGAGATTATTTCTACAGCGTTTACACTAATCAGAAGATATGTAAGCACTGTTGGACACCTAGAGAAGAAGACCATGCCCCCGAAGAAAACACTAACAGTGTCAGATATGCTGGCGAATCTCGGGGAAAGTCTGACCAAAACGGCCTTTCTTCCGAACTTGTCCCGCTATGAGCCACACAAGAAACAACTCAAATTCCATAAGTCCCATAAGAAGGGGCGACTTTATATCGGTGGAAACCGAGCGGGAAAGACTATTGCCGATGTTACGGAATGCCTCTGGTGGCTCACAAAGACTCACCCTTATCGGACTATGCCGAAAGAACCCACACGGGGTCGCTTGGTTTGTGTTGACTTCCCCAATGGGCTTTCTAAGATTATCCTCCCCCTCTTCCAGCAATGGCTCCCGGCGAAATACCTCATCAACGGGTCATGGGAAGATTCTTACGATAAGTATCTTAAGACTCTTACTCTTAACAATGGTTCTTTTATTGAGTTTATGTCTTATGACCAAGAGTTGGACAAGTTTGCTGGAACTTCTCGACACTTTATCGCTTTTGACGAGGAACCCCCTAAGCATATTTTCAATGAGTGTCGTGCCCGTCTAATTGATACCGGCGGTTCATGGTGGATTTCCATGACCCCGCTGGATGGTCTTACATGGGTTTATGAGGATATCTATTCCCCTGTGGTCGAAGATAAGACCAATGTTATCTTCGACGTTATTCAGGCAGATATGCTCGATAACCCCCACATCGGTAAAGAAGAAGCTGAGGAATACCTTGCAGGACTTGACCCGCAGGAACGGGCGGCACGTGAGAAGGGACAATTCGTCCAACTCGGTGGCCGTGTATTTAAGAGTTTTAATCCAGAGCTTCACAAAACTCAGTTTAACTTTGAAGTCACCCGAGATATGCGAGTTTATACGTCTATTGATATTGGTTGGGCTCACCCTACTGCTTGGCTTTGGCACGCTGTTGAGCCCAATGGTCATATTACTACTTTTCATGAAATGGTAGAGAGCTTTACCACTATTGAAGACTGGGCTAAGAAAGTAAAGGAATACGAAGATGAGTTCCTCAAACCCAAGGGTATCAGCGTCTACCTTAGAACTGGCGATCCTGCCATGCGGCAAACCCGTAGTAATACAGGAACTTCCGATATCCAAGAATACTCTCGACACGGTATCTATCTTGCCGTTGAGGGAGTTCCTACAGGACCTGCTTCTGTCAACATAGGCCTTATCAAAATAGAGCAATATATGAAGGTCGATACTGACCCTCGGGAAGAAGGTAGGCCCTTCTGGCAATACACCCCTAACTGCACCACTCTGGAACACCAGATGATGCGTCTAAGGTGGGCTACCTATGCTTCTAAGAAGCTTCAGTTTGATAACGCACCCAAGGGCACTATCCATAAGAAGGATGATGATGCCCCCGACTCTCTCCGTTACTTTATGACTCTTCAGCCTGATATGGCATTCGATAATAAGGGTAATCGTGTCTCCGCTAATATGCAGACAATAGACGCGGTGAAGGATATGTTGGTACCATATAGAGACACAGGAACTCCGGGATTCACCCCAAGGGAGTCTGTCTATCAAGTTTACGATTCTCCCGATTCTTGGGAGTTTGAAGGAGTCGGGTAATGAGTTACAAAGTAGATAAGGCCAGTGGCGGTCCCTACACTTATGAAGTGGACGCCATTCGGGATGAACGGCGTCGTGCGGAAGTTCTGGGCGTTAAACCCGACTTCCATTCGGTATTCAAGGGTGTTATCTCGCAGGGCGCTTATGCGGTGATTATGGATATTGATAATCCTATCGAATCTCCTGTGGGAGACTTTGTTGAGAATGTGGTGTTCCATGACGAAGAAGAAGCTCCCACCGAAGAGGCTCCGGCAGAAAGCCCTGTATCGGGAGATACTGCGGCAAAGGAAAGCTCTGCACCGGAGAATGCCGGATCAGAGCAGGGGAATGCCGAGAGTACCCCGGCCCCTGTAGAACAGCCTGCTCCGGTAGTAGAACTTCAGGCAGTTCTCGATCCGGTAACGCCGGATAACGACACTCCGATTTATGTTGAAATGGAGAAGACTAATGTCGGCTGATATCGAACACCGCTTCGGCTTTCATGCGGCTAATACTGATGAAAAGAAGATGGATCATTCTTCCGTCAGGTATAACAGTCAAAAGCTTGCTCTATTCTTTGAAGAGAAGCTTCCTTCAGGTCGGGAAAAGGCACTAGCTATTACTAAGCTTGAAGAAGCTATGTTCTGGGCTAATGCGGCTATCGCGAGGGACAACAATGACACTTCCAACTAACCATCACCCCCACTCTCGTTATGTTCTTAAAGAACAGCCTTGGGGCTTTATGTCTGCGGATATCATTCATAGGACTGCTGATGGTCCAGTATTTGACCTTGGAGTCGATCTTGATGATCTTCACGGCATCGCATATATCCGGGTAACCGACGTTGAGGAAATGGCGCGGGTCTTGGGTATGGCTACTCAGGATGAAGTTACTATCCTGAAGCGTCGTATTGAAGAGCTTAATGCCGAAGTCCTTAATGTCCCCCGCGAAGTAGAAAGCCTTAAAGATGGACTATCTGTATTGGTCTCTGATTTCCTTGATCGTGTTGTGCCTCACAACGATAGTCCTACTCATGCTGAAAAGCCTGAAGATAATGTCGGAGACGGTAGTACCTCTGACGAAGCTTCTGGACAAGACGGTAGCGATGCTATCGACGAAGGACCCGATGAGCTTTCAGGCGATTCAAGCGATGAATTCGGGTTCAGCGGAATTAAGCCCAGTAAAAGATAACTCAGACGCACAAGACGAAGTTGATATCATTCTAGCAACGAGGGGAGGATTAACACCAGATGAGCGAGACTACTATAGCGAAGAACACGGTATCACCTTCTAAGAAGAGTACCGCCGGAGAAATTCACGGATATACCAGCGCAGATGATCCTGAGTCTGACGTTGTAGCCGCTATGGCTCAGGCCATTCTCGATAAGAAGCGTTCCGATTGGATTAGGTCACGCTACGAGAAATGCAAGAGCGACGTAGCCCCTATCCGTAATCAGTGGTATATCAACCTTGCATTCTTCAAAGGCGATCAGTATGTTTCGCTTCTCAAAGGTAAGTTGATCCGCGCTCCACAGGTTCCCGGTAGAGTGCGTCTGGTTATTAACCGGGTACGCCCTACCGTTAGAACCGAGATTAGCCGTATGACTTCTCAGAAACCTATGGCGTCAGTTAAACCGGCGTCAGCGGAAGATGAAGATATCATTGCCGCTGAGGCTGGCGAAGCGGTTTGGGAATACGTTAGCGAAGAAAAGGGATTCGATGCGGCCTTTAAGCAGGCGGCATTCTGGACCTCTACATGTGGAATTGGATACGTGAAAGTCGCATGGGATAGCGAGACGGATAAGCAGGGAGATAACGACCTTTCGGGGGACTTCTGCTTCTCGGCTCCTACGCCATTCCATATTTTTGTGCCTGATCTGCTTGAACAGGACATTCAGCGTCAGCCTTTTGTTCTCCACGCTTACACAATGTCTGTGGAAGACGTAAAAGAACGTTTCGCTGATAAGCTTAGTAGCGATTTGAAGCCTACCGTAGTGGGGACCAATGAAATCTTTGAGACTCGCTATCTCAACCTTGTGGGTACTGAGTCTAATGCTAAGCCTGACTCTTCCTTGGTTATTGAAATTTATATCAAGCCGGGCGCTAC